TGGTCCTATCCCCAAATTTTTGATCAGCTATCCGCTGCATCATCAGTTTGAGGGTGACCTGAACAAAGATCCTAAGCCATTACAGCCTAAGAAAGTCCGTTCAGAAAAGATTATAGTCCTACGGAAAGGGAAGTTCCCTCCCCGTATCCGTCATAGAAATCGTGATCTGTATTATACGAACTATCCTAATCCCATAAATATTCAAAATTATGCGGATAAGGCTGGTTTATATCCTTCAGGTCCGCCCTATGCGGTCGACTATAATAATTATCGGGGTCAGGAAGTAATGACTGACGTCCGAAACGGATGGTGTAGCCTCTCAAATGCGTGTACTCACACGCTATTTGAAAAGCCTGCATTGAAAGAACGGGTTCCTAAGGCTGGGACCTTTCGAGCTCCTTCGGGAGATTATTTCGCTGTACAGCGAGATTTCTTCCCGACTGGACTTCGAATTGATCCCTGGCCGGTTGGTCATATATCATATGATTGGATGCCCTATTTGGCATATCCTTCTGGGTATGCCGAGCATCGCAAACAGATGGTACTTGAGGCTCAACATCAGGAAGCTTGGACATCTATGATGCCTAAGCTTAATGATAATGAAACTGACATTGTCGATTTCATAGTTGAGCTACCACAATTAGGTCTCCTTTGGGAGGCCTATATTCTCAAGGCTAGTGTTCGCAACATCATTGCTGAAGTTGCGACCATCCTTGGGAAGCATGGTACATTAGCGTCGCTTAAAAGCGTCGCTAATCATAACCTTGCGGTCCAGTTCGGAATACTCCCGTTCGTTTCTGATGTAACGAACTTAATCAATAGACTCCTCAATATGAGGAAGAATATGGATGAGTTCGTTGCAGGTGCCGGGTATTATCGTCGTGCGAGGTTTCAAACCCCTCGCCGCCGATTCGTTGATACGACGGGGTGGTTTCTCTATTATGGAGATAACGCCTCGACGTTTGACCCCCGGCCGCTAATGCAGTTCTATCGCGTTATGGAGACTTCATATCATGCAAGTTGTGTATTTAAATACACTCTGCCTGATACTCAGTCAGTCTGGAACACGTTGTGTAAATACCTCACTTACTTGGGTGTAAGTGGGGATTTCTCAACTATATGGAACGAACTACCGTTTAGTTTTATATTCGATTGGTTCGTTGGCATATCAAAGTTCCTCCATGACCACCGGTATGATCTGTATCGTGTAGATGTAGAACTCGCTGACTTCAACTATTCGTTGAAGTCTACCTATAGCATTGTTCAGTTTGCCGAAATCAATGGCGTTAGTTACGCCATGGGTCAGAGCAAACTCACTGAATATAATCGGGAGAGAGTTATCCCTCGTGATTATAATGCTATAAAGTTAGGAACGCCTTGGACTCTTAACCATGTCGGCTTAGCCGCATCGTTAATTGCTCAACGTTTCTAGCTTCTGTGGGCAATCATATTCAGGATTGCGTTATCTACAACTGCAGCTAACTACTGCCACTGAGGCCCTATTATGTTTAATGACACAATAGTACTCAACATTGCGGACGTTAACGGCCCTTTTGACAAATCTGTAAGTCTTACAGATCTTGTCTCTGGACGTTCACTGCGGCGATTCAATGCGAGCCAAACGGCCCGCTATGAATTTTCGATTGCGAAATCGAACACCACAGAGAACAAGCCTGTTTTAACGTCTCGGATTGTTGTGCGTGCAGATCATATTGTCTATGACAATACTCTTCTGCGCGAAGTCAAGGCATCCGCATACATTGTGATCAGCGTTCCTTCTGGAACTACTGGTCCCACTGACCCGGCTGCTCTTGTGATGGCTCTTATCGGTTTTATCTCAGACCCGGCAGCTGCCGACTGGGATACCGGAGAGTCAGTCACTGTAACGACTGCCCAGATTGCTTCTACTACTAACCGGCTTATTACCGGCGAGTTATAGCTCCTTCTGGACAAGGTTACGTTGACCTACGCAAGTAGTCAATAGCGAATGTAAACTCGCTATGACGGCCACTATACAGTCTGTCAACATAATAGGCTAGGAGTCTATCCATATGGAAAAACATAATAGCCTGGTGAGGGTTTACCTCGCCTTAGTTGATAGTCTTGTTAGTGACGTAGCTTATAGTTACTCTGTATCGCTCCGTAATCTGACCCGCGATAAGCAAGAAATTGCTCATCGCGTTACTTCTGAAGGGATTTCGTTTCTGACGAAAACTCTTCCTAAGTTAGGAAAGGCCATTGATTTGGCCCTCTCCTTGGATACTCCCTTACTCGTGCGTGGTTTTAAGTTAAAACCAGGCACGTCAATTCCTCTATTTTTAGAGTGGTTGATAAGCGAAGTATTCTCTCAGGACGGTAGCATCCGAAAGGATGCTAGATCAGAAGCTGTAAGGCATATACGCCAAGTTTGTTACTTATGTTACAAACTTGAGTTACCATACAGTGCTGCTGAAACTGATAAGGTTCTAGCAGCATTCATTAGTGCTGACGCTTCGCTCCCTTCTTTTGAAGTTAGCGACTCGTCTATACGTAACCATATCGTTACAAAGGCGCGACTCATCCTGAGTCGCGTTGTTTGTAACTTTGACCATAGGGACATAGTCCCTAGACATGGGCCTGGTAGCGTTGCTACCGGGGAAGACGCGGGAGAGAAGTCTAACTTCTCCCGTATATTCGATCAGATCGAACAGGTGTACCCCTTTACGGAGTATAACATGTTCAGTATGTCCCATATTGTCGATGATCAGGTGTGGTTACAATCCCGCAAATCTGAGGAAAAAGGCATGGCAAAAGTCATACTCGTTCCCAAAGATTCGCGGGGGCCTAGGCTCATATCTTGCGAGCCGTTGGAATATCAGTGGATACAACAGGGTATCTTGCGTAGCCTTGTGCCTCTTATAGAGTCACATCGGTTTACGAAGGGTCATGTAAATATTACAGACCAGACGATTAATCGTCGTCTTGCTCAGTTGCATTCCAATGACGGCCCAATGGTCACCATGGATATGAAAGAAGCGTCCGACCGGGTATCTCTATGGTTAGTGAAGGAACTCTTCCAGGGTCAACCCCTGTTAGAAGGACTTCTTGCCACACGTACCCAGTCAACGATGCTTCCTAGCGGTACCGTAGTGCAGATGAACAAATTCGCACCTATGGGGTCAGCTGTTTGCTTCCCCATAGAGGCGCTTGTGTTCTATGCACTTATTAGTGCGTATATTGCGTGCACGCACAATCTATCCCTATACAGGGCTAGTAGACTTGTGTATGTGTACGGAGACGACATAATAATCCCCAAGAAAGACTACCTTGGAGTTGTACAGCTACTTGAGTCAGTTGGCCTTATGGTCAATAAAACCAAGTGCTGTATTGGTACTACGTTTCGCGAGAGTTGTGGCATGGATGCCTTTATGGGCATCGACGTCACACCGATCAAGTTACGTACTGTATTATGTTCACGCAAGGATACCAAGGAACTTGCATCCTATGTAGAGTATTCCAACTCTATGTGGTCTGCCGGTTACCTGACTACCGCAACGTATATTCGCGATTATGTAATTGCGAAATACGGGTATATCCCTTATAAACATCAGATATCTGATGGTTACATCGGCTTCTACCGTAGTCATGTCAATGCTCAACGGGAAAATCTATCCCATGGTGTAAAGTACAGATTCTGTACTAAACTTCATCGGACGATGATCCGCGCACAGTCACTTACTCCCGTGTATTTGATTACTGGGAACTGTGGTTGGCGTGAGTTACTCCGCAGATTTACTGCGGGAGATACTCACTCTCGACATGGTGTATATGCGATTGCACACCGCAGCCGTCTTAAGT